TGTGATCATATTCAAAAAATTACAAAAATCCCAGTAGATAGATCAATATGAAAGATCCGTATATTTACAGAATTCGTTCAATTGCAAAGGTAGTAGATGGCGACACTATTGACGCTGACATTGATCTCGGTTTTAATATCTCTCTCAATAAGCGAATTCGCCTTGCGGGCATTGACACGCCTGAGAGCAGAACAAAAGACGAATACGAAAAGAAACTCGGACTCGAATCGAAAGAGTGGTTGAAGAAGCGGGTGGAAGGTGCCAAGAATATTATTATCAAGACCGAACTTCCAGATAGTACAGAGAAGTATGGAAGAATTTTAGGATGGCTATATATTAATAATGAACCCTCTTCATTAAATGAGCAGATGATCCAACAGGGTTATGCTTGGTCTTATCTTGGAAATACTAAAGTTAAAGACTTTAAACTTCTAGAAGCTAGACGTAATGGTGAAGTGGATACCCGCAATTATGTATGAATTACAACGACATTTATCTTGGCAATCCTAATCTAAAAAAAGCAAACGTAACTGTTGAGTTTACAAAAGAACAAATTGAAGAATTTGTTAAGTGTAGTCGAGACCCACTTTACTTTGCAAAGGAATATGTAAAAATTGTTTCCTTGGATGAAGGTCTTGTTCCATTTAAAGTATGGGATTTCCAAGAGCAACTTATTAAAAATTTTCACCAAAATAGATTTAACATTGCAAAGCTTCCACGTCAGACAGGAAAATCAACAACGTGTGTTTCCTATCTGATGCACTATGCATTGTTCAATGATAATAGTAAGATTGCTATTCTAGCAAACAAGGCAGAAACGTCAAGAGAACTTTTATCTCGTTTACAACTATCATACGAAAATTTACCCAAGTGGATGCAACATGGTATTGTATCCTGGAACAAGGGATCCTTAGAATTAGAAAACGGTTCTAAGATTATTGCTGCATCTACGTCATCTAGCGCAGTTCGAGGGAACTCGTTTAATATTATCTTCCTAGACGAGTTTGCATTCATTCCAAATAATATTGCAGAGCAGTTCTTCTCTTCTGTATATCCTACGATTTCATCTGGTAAAACAACCAAGGTAATTATCATTTCGACACCAAACGGAATGAACATGTTCTATAAACTTTGGCATGATGCTGAAAGGCAGAAGAATAGTTATATCCCTCTAGAGGTTCATTGGTCTCAGGTTCCTGGCCGTGATGCTGCATGGAAAGAACAAACAATTGCAAACACTTCTCAAAGACAGTTTACTCAAGAATTTGAGTGTGAGTTTCTGGGATCGGTTGATACTCTAATCAATCCAGCAAAATTAAGGAATATGGTTTATGAAGATCCCATTACATCGTACAAGGGATTAGATATTTACGAAGAATCCAAACCAGAGCATCAATACATACTAACAGTTGATACTTCAAGAGGAACGAGTCAAGATTACTCAGCATTTATCATTGTGGATATCACAACTATCCCATATAGCATTGTAGGCAAGTACAAAAATAACGACATCAAACCAATCCTATTACCAAATATTATTCATGACGTTGCTAAAAATTATAATAAAGCATACATTTTAATCGAGGTAAATGATATTGGAGGACAAGTTGCCGATATCTTACAATACGATCTTGAGTACGACAACCTTTTAATGTGTTCAATGAGAGGACGTGCAGGTCAAATTGTAGGATCTGGTTTCAGTGGTAAGAAAGCTTCGTTGGGAGTTCGCATGACTGCTGCCGTTAAGAAAGTTGGTTGTTCTAACCTGAAGGCACTAATAGAAGAAGACAAACTTATTGTAAAAGATTACGATATTATTAGTGAACTGACAACATTCATTCAAAAAGGTAATTCGTTTGAGGCAGAAGAAGGATGTAATGATGACTTAGCAATGTCTCTAGTTATCTTTTCTTGGCTTGCTATGCAACCTTATTTCAGGGAAATGACTGACAATGATGTTCGCCAAAGAATCTTTGATGATCAAAGAGAAGCAATTGAAGCAGACATGGCACCATTTGGATTTATTCTAGATGGAACAGAAGAAGAAAGTTTTGTTGATGTTCAAGGTGATAGATGGCATTTAGATGAATACGGTGATGCTGCATATATGTGGGAATACAGGTAATGGATATCAATCAACAAATATCACTAGAGCATTTATTATTTGTTGATCGTCAATGTAGAACGTGTGGCATCACTAAAAATTTATTAACTGATTTTTATAGGACTAGAAAGGATCGTGGAGCTTATCCATCCTCATATTCATATGAATGTAAACTCTGTACTATCAAAAGAATACAAGATGGTAGAATGAAAGATATTAACCTTACGTGGGACTATCCTGACTGGTAGTTTGTTCATGCATTGTTTCCCCAATAGAAATATAGCAAATTATAAATATTTCTAGAATCCACCCCTTAGGAAATAATAACATGGCATTAAGTCAATTTTCCCCAGGTGTAGTTATCAGAGAAATTGATAACACAACTGTAACAACTGTATCCAATCCTACTTTTGGATCATTAGTTGGCCCTTTCGCAAAAGGCCCAATCGAACAAGTAGTAACCATTGCTTCCGAGTTAGATCTTGATAAAATTTTTGGCAAACCAAATGATCTTAACTATGAGTATTGGTTCTCTGCTGCTCAGTATCTTACTTATGGCGGAGCTATTAAAATCGTAAGAACTGATTCTGCCACTGTCAGAAACGCAGTTAGCAATGGTACGGCAGTTAAAATTCGTAACGAAGATGATTACGAGACAAACTATGAATATGGTACTACTCCATGGTATTTCGCATCTAGAACCGCAGGAGACTATGCAAATGGTGTGAGAGTTTATGTAACTGATGCAGGACCAGACCAAATTCTTACCATCGATGCACCAACATCAGGAAACGAATTCCAGTTTGTTGTTGGCGATGCTATCTCAGCCGCTAGTGGCGCTTCTGGTAAGGTCTACAGATACAGTCACAAAGTTCAACTTGCCGAAGGTGTTGTGGGTAGATTTGCCCCTGGCGTCGCTGTAATCGGTGGAGACGGTTGTACAGTTCTTGGATACGATGCAGTTAACAGAGTTCTTGAAGTTTTACTAGACTCTGATTATATCGGTATTGTTGCTACTGCAGATACTGTTACTCAATCAGCAACTGGTGCTTCTGGAGTTGTTGCAACAGGCAATGCAGCAGTTAGGAGAGAGTTACTCGTTGCTCTCGACAAAGGATCTATTATTTTTGCTAATGGTAACGACATCCTCGATGACAACTCTGCAACTTGCAACATCGGTAACGTACAGAGAGAGTATCTAACTAGAGAAGTATTCCCTGGTTTGAAGTGGGCCAATATCGGCATTCGTCCTGGTACTTCACCTTCAGTTGCTCAGAAGAATGGTTTCAGAGATGAACTACACATTGTTGTTGTTGACACCGAAGGAAAGATCACTGGCACTCCTAATACAGTCCTAGAAAAATTTGTTGGTTTGTCAAAAGCAACTGATGCTAAGACTCCCAATGGTGAAGTCAATTACTATAAGGCTGCAGTCGCTGCAAAATCATCTTACATTTACATCGGAGATCATAACCAAGCAGACACATTCCAAGTTGGTGCTGGTGCCTCTGATGGAGATTGGGGTCAAGCAGCTGCAAACGTGAGTTTTGATCTTGTACAAGGAGCATCAGTAACTGATCCAGTTGGTGGAGCTGTATTGGTTGGATCGACCGAAGGAGCAACGGTACAATATATTCTTTCTGGTGGTGTTTCTAGTTACACCCCAACTAACTCAGAATATATTAATGCATTAACTTTTCTTTCAGACCCAGAATCTCAGGACATAGATTTCTTTATTCCTGGAAGTATGGGTGCAAGCCAATCAGAAGGTCTTGCAAGAGTCGCTGCAATTACTTCTTTGGTTGAATCGAGAAAAGATTGCATGGCGTTCTTCTCTCCACTCAGAGAACTTGTTGTTGGTTTGAGTGATACAAATCAGATTACAACAAACTTGGTTAACTGGTTCTCCAAACTCCCAAGCACATCATATGCTGCTTTTGATACTGGATACAAGTATATCTATGATAGATATAACGATACTTTCCGTTATATTCCTTGCAATGCTGATATGGCCGGTCTCTGCTTATCAACACAAGTTAATGCAGATCCATGGTTCTCTCCTGCTGGATTCCAAAGAGGAGTTCTAAGAAATGCTATTCGTCTAGCATATTCACCCAATAAATCACAAAGAGATCAACTTTATGTTGAAAGAGTCAACCCAATCGTTGCTTTCCCTGGTCAAGGTATTGTTCTTTTCGGAGACAAGACTGCTCTGGGTTATCAATCTGCATTTGACAGAATTAACGTTCGTCGTCTCTTCTTAACCATTGAAAAATCAGTTGCTAGAGCAGCACAAAATGTATTGTTCCAGCAAAATGATGATACATCCAGATCTGGTTTTGTTAATGTTGTTGAGCCTTTCCTTAGAAATATTCAAGGCAGAAGAGGTTTAACAGACTTCCTCGTTAAGTGTGATCAATCAAATAATCCACCTGACGCTGTTGATAGAGGTGAGTTCTTTGCTGAGATTTATCTCAAGCCAACAAGAACCATCAACTATATTTCAATTTCCTTCATTGCAACGAGAACTGGTGTTGCATTTGAAGAAGTTGCTTCGTAACTCTTTTACAAAATAGCACAGGAGAACACCAATGCCACAGAATAATCGCGGCCGAATCACAACATTTAGAGCCAACTCACAACTAGACTATGCAAGACCCAATCTATTCCAAGTAGATATCGATTGGCCAGCTGCTCTTGTATCACTTATTGCAACAAACTCGGGGGAAACTGCATCCACTGTTGGTGGTACAGTTTTAACGGCAGCTGCTCTTGCAGCGCCAAGTGCCAGTGCTTCATCAGGAAGTTCTAGCGCCACCGCTGGTGCAGATTCTGCAAGAAGACTTGGTGCATTCACCATTAAAGCAGCCCAAATTCCAGCATCAGTTGTTGGAGTTATTGAGGTTCCTTTCCGTGGAAGAATGCTCAAGATTGCTGGAGATAGAACCTTTGAACCATGGACTATTACCATTCACAACGATACTAGTTTTATTCTAAGATCATATTTTGAAAGATGGATGGAAGCAATTCAACTTTATGATGAGAATGCTACCGAATTTGACTACGGTAATACACCATCTGCGGACCCACAATACCTAAAGTATATGGCTCCAATGCGTGTATCACAATTAGATAGAAGAGGTAATGCAGTAAGATCGTATGACTTTGTTGATGTATGGCCTTCAAACGTTGCCGCAATTGATCTCGATTACGGATCAAACGATGCCATCGAAGAGTACACTGTTGAATTGCAAGTTCAATACTTCAGACCTCTAGCGATGAGTACCTCTGGTACAGGTTCAGCAACATCTGGAACTCTAATTGAATTAGAATAATTAGAAGCACCATAATAATTTGATAAATAGTATCGGACTAATCTTCGATACTATAAAATGTCTCAATTATTTGGATACTCTATCGAGAGAGCAAAGAAGGTTCCGAAAGGGCCTTCTTTTGTGCAGAAAGATAATCAGGACGGAGCAACTCCCATCGTTGCTGGCGGTCATTACGGTTATTATGTAGATATTGACGGAACCGTCAAAAACGAGTGGGAGTTAATTACTCGTTATAGAGACATGATTCTTCAACCAGAATGTGATT